AAAAAATGTAACGCCTGAAATGCTTATTGATCTTATTAATTCTATGGATGAGGAATATTTAGCAAATGCTACATTTTTAATGAATAGAACCACTTTATCAGAAATTCAAAAGCTTAGGGACGGTAATGGTAGATTTATTTGGCAACAATCACTATCTGAGTCTTTTGGTCAGACTATTTTTGGAATACCTATAGTTTGCTGTTCTAACATGCCATCAATAAAACAAAATGCTTGTGCTATTGCTATCGGAGACTTTAAAGCGGCATATAAAATAGTCGATAGAATGAACATTAATATAATGAGGGATCCATATACAGAAAAACCTTTTGTAAAATTTTATGCAGTCAAAAGAGTAGGGGGCGATGTAATCAATCAAGCTGCGATTAAACTTGCAAAATTTACTGATCAATGAGGCTTAATCTATGTTTAGAAAAAATCTATCAATAGTAATTGAATTATTTCCTCAGAAATTATGGAAGCTAGAAGCAATAAAAAATTACCTTAGAATATCACATAGTTATGATGATAATTTAATAGAAAATTTAATTAATGCAGCGATTATAGCTGCAGAAAATTTTATTAATCTTCATTTGGTTTTAAGAAATGTACATTTTATTTGTAATGTTAGAAATACACAAAATTTTACACTCAAATATAAACCAATAAATAAAGTAAAAAAAATTACGATAGAAGATGAAAAGGGTAAAAAAGAGCTTGTCAATGAGGAATATTACATAGATCTAGAAAACTATGTAGTTTACTTAGAACAACCGCTATTAAATACAGAATTAACTATGGAATATATAGCAGGTTTTGATGAAAATAATATACCACCTCAATAAAACATGGGATCTTACTTCATATAGCCGAAATGTATGATAGGCAGGAACAAACTAGCGACTATATTCCAATTGAAATTAAGAATTTGTATTTGCCATATAGACAGTTAAAGTTATGAGTATGAAAATGAGCAGAGCATTATCTTTTTATCTTAAACATCAAATAATATTTTTAGAAAATTTTGCTGCAAGTGATATTGAAAAAGAAAATTGGCAAGAAAAAACGATGAGTTTCGCTGAAATCAAACCTCTTTGTGATAGTAAATTTGAATCATTAGAGAATATTAATTTTGGCCATGTCATGACAGAAGGATTTTTTATATTCAAAATAAGATTTATTGACGGAATAAATAGTAAAATGCGGATTTTATTTAAAAAAAGAATATTTGAAATAAAGCGTATCATCGATGTTGAAGAGCAGGGTAGAATACTGAATATCATAGGTTTAGAGATTTAAAAATGTCAATGAATTTTATTTATGACTTTCAAATAAAACTCCATCAATTGTTTTCAAATGATAAAGAAATACGTCTAACTGTTGATCGAATATATCTTTCAATTGTTCAAGATGCTAAATATCCTTTTTTGTTAATTAATATTTTAAAAATTGAAAATATGTCAAAATTTAATAATCCAATTTATGACATTGAATTTGAGATATGTGCGTTTGCTAGGGATAAAAATCAAGGTATTTTAGTATCGCTTGCAGATAAAATTACTAATAAACTCAACTCTAAAACTTACATACTCAAGGATTATATAATAGCTGGTATGAGGGCAGGTAATATAACATTTAAGCCTAGCATTGATTTAATTACTACTAAACTTTCTGTTAATTATAAAGCTTTAATAAAAAAAGATATTTAGAGATTATATATGAGATTTCACGACATATCATTACCAAAATTTATAGAGGTTTTCGCTATTGGCGTGCCTGAATTCTCAAATTCATCACTGTCTACATTATCTGGCAGAGAATTAATATTTTTAGATAGGGAAAATGCAAGACAAAAATATTTAATAAAAAATTGTAGGCTTAGTCAGGCTCAATTTGAAGAATTTAATAATTTTTTTAGGGCAAGGAGAGGGAAGCAGTTTGCTTTTCGATTTCGGGATTATAGCGATTACCAAGTAAATAAACAATTTATAGCCGAAGGAAATTCTATTTTATCTGAGTTTCAATTGTTTAAGTTATATGCTGACTTAATATCTCCTTATGTTAGAAAAATCACAAGATTAGTAAAAAATAATATAATTCTTTATATAGATAACGATACTATTGACGATCTGACAATCGAGACAATTAATTATGACACTGGAATTGTCACGTTAAAGCAACCTTTGCCTCAGAAAAAAACTTTGATTGCTGATTTTATTTTTGATATTCCAGTAAGATTTAATAATGATAGTTTTGAATATTTTTATTGTGAAGATGGATCAATAGAATTATCGATTATAGAATTAGTTGAGGTAATAGAATGAGGCTTTTAGAAGAAGAATTAAAAAACGCATGCAATTATTATGGAAATATAATCTATTGTTTTGAAATAAGCATGCAAGATTTTACTAAGTTATTTCTTACCTCAAGTGATAAGGTTATTAGATCAGATGCAATAGCCTTTTTACCAAATTCAGGTCTAAGATTGAAGGAAGCTGAATTTAACGATTCAGCACAAAATTATTTTATATTAGAAGGAATTTACGAATCTTGTGGAATTACAAAAGAAATGGGTCTAACTAGTTAAGAAATCAAAATATCAATATACTTACCGCAATATTTTTATCACTTTATTACTTATGAGTCTACTCTATACATAAAAAATGACCTAAGTTTTAGTATTCGTTTAGAGCCTGAGACAATAAAATATAATCAATCTTTACTTAAATTATTTAGTAAAACCTGTAGAGCAGACTTTGTCGACTCAAAATGTAAGCTTGATATAAAGTTTTTTAGTGAAGAATACGCAATTTCTTATATTTTAAACAGAACTATAATTTTAGTAAATCATGATAAGGAAAATGGTTATTTTAATAATGGTAATGCTATTTTTTCTATTGGTAATGTAGTAAATAGATTTGAGTCTAAAATTCTTAGCCATTTTGGTAAAAATATTGAATTGCATAAGGTAATACCTAGTATCTTTAAAGACTCTAGAAATGTTATTCTTACAACTGGTTGCGATAAAAAATTTATAACTTGTTGCAATAAATTCAATAATGCAGTAAATTTCAGGGGCGAACCTTTGGTTCCGGATTATAATTTTTTAAAAACAAATACTATGTAATTATGAATAAAGAATTTATAAAACCTTTTTTACAAGGATTTTTTAGTATATTTAAAATTATTCCAATCACATCTAAAGAACCAAGAGACTATAATGTATTTCTGTATTTCTATAAAGCAGAGAGATATATAAATTCATCATTTAAAAAAGTTAGAAATAGACATGAAAGAAATTAAAACATTTTTTACTAATGACAATAGACTTAATAAAGGATACACAAAAACGCAGAATTTAAGGGAGTCAGATAAAAGTCATTACCGTAAAAAATTTGAACATATATTGCCACCAATTGACTTGATTAGTGAGTATGAGAGCCTTAACCCAGGTACATTAGCTAAAATGATAGATATGGCAGAGAGAGAGCAACACCATAAGCATGCGATTGATTTAATAAATATAGAGTCATATAACAGGACTAAAAAAATTGGAAGAATTTTTGCTGTGCTTTTAGTTTTCTTCATATGCATAACTACATTATTGCTAACTATATATGCTAGTATAATGAGTTCTATGATTTTCTGTATTACTGCATTTTTATCTATAGCAATAGGTTCAATCATGGCAACAAAAAAATCGTATGGGGCTAATAAGTATAATAAAAAAGAGGATAATCAGCAATAAGGACTGTAAACACCATTAAATAATCAGCATTACTTTCCATAATGCTGATTATAGAACAATTAAATGCAATTCTTTTAATAATATATGCCCCCTCTTACACTTCATTTATGATATTTCAGAATAACTTTATGAGAGACTAATGTATCAAGATATTTAGATTTTTGTATTCCAGAAGCAGAAATCATGGCTAAAAAAATCTGTTTTTTAGTTTTTGTAATATCCTTAAACAGCTGTATTTTATTTTCTAAATTCTGAGCATAAGATTTATCTATACTAAAAGGCTTATTTG